CCTCTCAGGGATTGGCGTGGGAATACCAATAGCAGTTGAAAACATTGGCGTCCATGATGTTCATTTGGCTGTTATAGCTACACAGCCTGCCGTTGGATATAGCGCGTTTAATATTGTTAGCAGAAACAGCGGCCCGTTAAGAAATTCAGCTGGTGATTCTGGGGCGTGGGCGTTTAGTTTCGGTGAAGGTGGCGGTGTAAATATCAGGCCAGTTATATGACAGGATTTTACCCAACAGCTGAATTAGTGCCCCGAGATATTTTTGAAATTTCAAAAGGCAACGTCCCAGGCCACGAGCTCGTAACAATAACCTCAACAAATCCGTCCCTGACTGGAACAAGTGATATTTGGGATGTAGATGTACCTCTTGTCCCGCCAACCGGAGCAGAAACATTAGAAATGGTCACAACGGGCGCTGATACGATTGCGGGAACTGGTGCGCAAAAGGTTACAATGGTTTATCTGGACACGTCATGGAATGAGCAGACGACAGTGACAGACACGAACGCAGGCATAGTGTCAATAACAACAACGAATTTTTATAGGCACCAATCGTCATTCGTTACTAAGCTCGGTGATGGCGTCAGCAATGCCAACAATATCGACATACGAGTGGCTGGCGGTGGGGCAATTCGAGGCCGAATTCTTGCGCCAGTTTCGCCGGCGAAACCATCAAATACAACAAGAGCATCCCATTATACAGTTCCACTCGGAAAGACAGTTATTTCTGTAACTTTTTACGCAGACTCAAAAAAAGGGGATGATGCAGACGTAGAGCTTTATGTAACAAATGGAGATGATGGTATATTTACTCCTGTTTTCCCAGTGAGCGTTTATCAGACAAACAACTCTGTTGTGTTGAAAGGCTCGCGGCAGATACCAGAAAAAAGCGACATAAAAGCAGTTGCAACAACAGCCGTAGGGCCGGTCAAAATATCTTTTGTGCTACAAATGGTGCTTATGGATAATGAGCAGGTGAACAACGCATGACGGCCAGAATAGAGACGACTAGAGATACAAATACTGTTGCCGTGATGCCAGCGGGAATTTCTGTAGGATCTGTCACAAGCACAACATTATTAACGACTACAATATCCACGTCACGAGTGGCTTTGACTAATAATGGGAACCAGGACGCGCACATAAAATTTCAAGCCGCATCAATTGACGATGACAAAAAGAGCATTATCTTGCACAAGGGATCTTCAGCCGATGTAATGCTGTCACCGAATAATTATATTGGGGAAATTTCAGCAATTGCGGTGAATGGATCAACCACTATTTACGTGATGAGTTATTGATATGTTTACATCTGCAAGCCATGGATCATTCGGTTCTTTAGAATCTGAAGGGCTAAACACAAACAGCACATCGTCAGTTACTGATAGCATGTACATAAACGGAAACCAGACGCTAGGCGTGTATGTCTACGCTGACACAGGTACGCACGCAGCACACATCGTCACTATACAAATAAGCATGAATGACATAGATTGGATTGATACGCCCTACAGCGTTACGGGCGCAGGCTACAAAGAAGGAACAACCGTTGCACAGTATATGCGGGCAAAAGTAACAACTGCCGAGGGTTCAAATTCTACGTGTAATGTTCACATAGCGAGCAAATAATATGTCCAGGGCCAAGATAAGCGATGTAAAAAACGTATTGCCGGAGTCTTCATCGCTGACTGATCCGCAAATATTGCAGTCTATCGATGCTGCTACGTGCATGGTTGATCAAATAGCCACAGGCTGTGCTGCACACTTAAGCGATGCCTGTCTTGCACAAATTGAAACATACCTCGCTGCACATTACGCGGCAGCTGTAGAAAATACGCTTTCTATGGCATCACAAAAAGACGGTTGCTGTGATAGCTCAGTGACATACGGTTTCAAGTTTGGCGAGGGGATTAAAGGCACTCCTTATGGGCAAATGGCTAACACGTTAAGCGGTGGGTGCCTTGCTGAATTCGATAAACAGCCAATAAATTTTGTTTCGATTGGATGCAGATAATGAGCCTACTAGCGCACACGCTTTCAAGATGCGGCCAGAATGTAACGGTTGAATCAAGAGACATGACGATTGTTAACGGCAAAGCTTCAGAAGTTTTTAGCGATCCGATAGCAATCAGCGCTGCAGTAAAAACAGTTACAGGCGTTTCAGCGTTTGACAATACCAATACAGATACGGTGGTAACTCATAGGCTATGTGTGGTCTATAATGCTGATATAACTGCTGAAAAGTGGGTGAGATTGAACACAAAGAGAATCAGAATAATCTCAGTAGAAAATTGCTGTGAGAAAAACGAGACAATGATACTGCTTTGCACTGAGCGCGGAACGGATGGTTCAATTGTCAATACGGGTTGATATCACATCAGATTCAAACAGTTTCAGGTTCTTTGAGTCTGTTGAAAATCTTGCGGCGAATACTCACTTTGGCATTGAAAAAGCGTTCTGGCAAAGCGGCAAAGATATAACCGCAGAATTCAGCAAACAGGTGTTGGCAAAAACTAAGACAGGCAGACTGTATATCATACGAAAGAGAAAGCACCGGGCATCCGCATCCGGTGAAACACCAGCAAATATAACCGGAAATTATAGAAAGAGCATTGGCTTTCAAGTCAACCAAGGCGCTACTCCACAATTGGTAATTGGTAACAGTGCAGAATATGCCGGATTTCTTGAGTTAGGCACAAGCCGCATGAGGCCAAGGCCAGGGCTTAGAAATTCAATAAGTGCTAGCGAGCGTGATATAATCAGAAACTTATCAACTGATATTTTTGAGGCACTATGAGAGCGGATGATATTGTTAACAAGCTGTCGCAAAGCATACCGCTTTATACGAGCGCGTTTAGTTCGTCGGTTTCGCTTACTTCCATCGTGCCAACGGGTACAACGGCACTTGCTACAGCTTCAGCAGCGCACGGCATTATTGATGGCCAAAATGTCGCTATTATCGGAGCTGATGCACCGGTCCAAATCGATGCGTCCAGCTTTATAAGAACGGCAAGCCAAGCGGTATTTGAGACGCTACAAGATCACGACCTGACGTTATCACAGCGCGATATTGCCAGCGGTGGAAAGACGATAATCATATCAGGCGCAACAGAAACAGAATTTAATGGCACGTTTCAGCTAATCAGTGTTGCCAATCGCCGCAAGGTAATCATTGCTGTTGACGACTCAGGCCCAACGACAATAAGCGGCTCGCCAATTGTGGAAAATGCCAATGGCGGCATATTCAATGGCCTTTATGCTGCAACCGTCATAACACCCACAACATTTAGCTATCAGCTGCAGGTTGCTTACACGCTACCAGCGGCAGGCACGCCAGTTGCTCAAAACAGCATTAGAATTCTATCAGTGTTAGATATTGATCAATATTTAAGGGATGTTTACACGGCTCAAACCGTTGGCGATGATCAGTTAATCGTTAGCCTCGGCGATGTAACGCCAAGCAAGGATAGAAACGAAGTAACCGACGCGGCCACGTCATCAGGCGCACAAAGATCATTTACGCCTACTCTAATTCAAACGTTCGCTGTTTATATCGTTATCAATGCCACGCAGGATTTAACTGCGGCAGAATTACGTGACAAAGTTGAATCGGAATATATCCCTTCTATATTTAACTCTGTACTTAGAGCAAAGTTTGACACTGGTTTTCAATACAGTCAGTTCAGATCTACTTTTACAGGTCACGGCGTTTATGCGTACAGCGACGAGAAAGGGAAAAATAAAGCCATTTATGTTCATGAGGTAACTTTTGAACAGCTAGTTAAACTTGCTGAGTCTGACGCAGTTGGTCCGGATGATAACGTAGCAATGAGAGATACAGACTTCACAATTAGATCAAACCAAGGCACCGGCATCATGCTGGCAACCGTTAACCATGATAGTGAGCCACTATGATTTTGAAAATTAACATCCCTATGATGGGGAAAAATGCCGGTGATACCGTGAATGTTGAAACAAAAAGCGGTGTTATTAAGGATAGATTCTGGCGTAATCGCTTAGCAGATTCCAAAATTGATAACTGTGTCGAAATAGTAGACAATAAGAAAACTAAGACCAAGGAGCAGAAATAATGCCAATTGCAAAGCCTGATGTCACGGCTTCCCTAATTCCTGCCGGTGTCACCGCTGGC